GTCGTCGGCCGCGGTGCCGTCGTCGGCGCGCACCCAGATCCGGGCGGTCGTGAGATTGCGCACGCGCACGGCGCCCTGGGTGAAGGCGGGCGAGGTGCGGGCCGCGGTCCCGGCGACGGTGACCTTCTGGCCGGCGGACCAGTCCTCGACGAGGACGGTGGCCGCGTTGCCGGCCTGGTCCTCGATCGCCTTGATCATGGGCATGGGCGGCGGCCTCGGCGGGAGAAGAATGGGACGGAAGGCCGGCCGGCCGGAGGGGTCCCCGGCCGGCCGCTGGATGGTCGCGCTATCAGGAGCCGCGACGGCCGCTCTGGAGCATGGCCGGGCGGGTGCAGTAGTGCAGCGGGTAGGAGAACACCTCGACGCGGACCCAGGAATTCCTGTCCCGGTCGACGATCATGCCCGCGTACAGCTTCTTGCCGAGGGTGTTGACGAAGTCGAAGCTGTCGTGGGGAGCCCACGCCGTCTGGAAGACGCCGGGGGCGCCCAGCGGGAAGAACTTCACCTTGTCGGTCGGGATCGCGACGCTCGAGGCGTCGTCGCTGCCACGGTAGTTCACCCAACGGATGCCGCCGTAGGCGAACTGCATGTCCCAGCCGTTGCCGCTGCCGCGCAGCGCCTGGGCGTCCTGCCAGTTCAGGTAGGTCTCGCGGACCTCCTTGTTGGCGATCAGGTCGTCGAAGAACGCGTCGCCACACAGGCCGACGACCTGCGTGCTCGGCAACCACACGCCCTGCGCCGCCCGCTGCATGGCGCGGATGACGCCCGTGCACTTCTTGCGCACGGCGCCCGAGGCGGCCGACGCGTTGGCGAGGTCGAACGCGACCTCGGCCGCCGGCGTGATGCCGAACTGCGCCGCCCAGTCGTAGAGGATGGTGCTGCCGTCGGCGTCGATCAGCTTGCCCTGGATGGCGCCCAGGCGGTGGTTCTCGAGCGTGTACTCGACCTGCCGCTGGATGCCCGTCGGGCCGACCGTCCGGCGCGCGACCTCGGCCTGGACCTGCATCAGCTCGGTCTCGTTGCCGAACGCGCGGATGCCCTGGATCTCGCTGGCCGTGATCGTGTCGCCCATCGCCAGGCGCACGGTCTGGAACGAGCGCGCGGTGCGCAGCTCGCTCTGGCGCTCGCGGGGCGGGTTGCCGCGGGCGTCGGTCGGGATCAGGTTGAGGACGCCCGCCCGCTCCTCGACGAACACGCTCGTCGTGCGGACGGGAACGTCCTCGAAGATGCCCATGTCGCCCAGCAGCGAGGGCTGGAAGGGTGACTTCTCGAGCGCCGCCGTGAGGCTGATGGTCGAGAAGGCGTCTGAATTGAAAACGTCGAGGGTAGCCATGGTCCGGGGCTGCCTTTGCGCGTGCGCCAGCGCCCCACCGCCCACCGCGGCAGAGTCCGTGCCGGCAGGGGGAGGAGGTCGCGGTGGGCCGAGGCGCGCCCCGGGGGGCGGCGGTCAGGAGGGGAAGACGGCGGGCCGGGGGCCCGCCGGTCCGGTCAGCGGCTGAGGACGCCGCGCCCGAACGTGAGCTGGGTGCGGCCGGTCGCCTGCTGCGAGGCGTCGAGCCCGGCCTTCCAGGTCAGCTCCTTGGAGTTCACGACCGCCTGGCGGACGATCGCGTTGCCCTTCACGTCGGCCGAGGAGGCGTCGTAGCCGTCCCACAGCACGCCGAAGGCCACGTCGGAGCCGTCCGCGTTGCTCGGGTCCCAAGCCTTGACCTTGCCCCGCGTGACGGTGACGGTGAAGGTGTCGCCGACCACGAAGTCGGTCGAGCCGTCGGCGATCAGGAGGTCGAGGCCGGCCTTGGTGTAGCGGGTGCCGACCGTGAGCGGCGCCATGACGGTGCCGTCGGGGGAGGTCAGGCTGAAGGTGCCGGCGTTCGTGGCGGCCGCCGTGCAGACGAGGCTGTAGGCCCCGACCTGCGCGCCCTCCATGGTCTGGTAGAGGGTCGCGGCGCCGTTGCCGGTGTTGGCCCCGGCGGCGATGGAGCCGCTGCGGACGTAGACCAGGAACGTGTCGCCCGAGACGAAGTCGGCCGAGCCGTCGGCGATCACGAACTTGATCTGGTTCGCGAAGGTCGCGGCGACCGCGGCGGTGCCGAGCGACCTGCCGTCCGGCGCCTCGACCTCGAACACGCCCGCGTTGGCGGCCGGCTCGATGAACGTCACCTTATAAGCGCCCTCCTGCACGCCCGTGAGGAGCGGCGTGGAGGCGTCCATCGTGAACACGCCGTTGCCGGTGTTGCTGCCGGCGACCACGAGGGCCTGGGAGGCGAGCAGGCGGCCCACGACCATGCCGGCCGTGGTGGCCGAGCCGGTCACGACGACCTTGGCGCGGCTGTAGAAGTTCTCCTCCTCGGAGACGAGGAAGCCCGCGCAGTGGCGGTTCTCGGTGAGGACGGTTGCCATGGGGCAATTCCTTAGCGGGGGGCCTTACGCGGGCCTCAGCGGGTGGCCTTGGCGGCCGGGCGGGAAGGGGCGGCCTGGGCGACGACCGCGCCCCAGCCGTAGTTGTTGGCCCTCATGGCCTCCTGGGCGGCGGGGCCGCCGTGGAGCCCGTTGACCGGCCGCGCGTCGGAGGCGTCGGCCTTGCGGGCCAGGAGGTCCCGGCCGACGGTGGCGACGTTCTTCCCCGAGGCGATCATCTCGCCCGCGAGGTGGGGGAAGCCTGCGATGCCGCAGAGCTCGACGATCTCGACGATCTCCGCGGTGCGCGCCTGGGCGGCCTCGGACTCCTTGCGGAGGGCGGCGAGGTCGACGGTCGCGACCGGGGCCGGGGCGGCCTCGATCGCCGCGACGGCGGCCGCGGGGACGGCAGGCGTCTCGGCGACGGGTGCCGGGATCGCGGGCTCGGCCTCGGGCGTCGCCGCGACGGCCTCGGCGATCGCCGGGGCCTCTGTGGCGACCGCCTCGGTGGCGACGGCTTCGGTGGCGACGGCTTCGGCCGCGACGGCCGGGGCCGTCTCGACCGCCCGCGGGGCTTCGACGCCCTGCTCGGGCGCGCCGGTCAGGGCGTCCTCGATCATGCTCAGTTCCTTGAGGGTGGAAGCGGCCAGCGCCTGGGGTCCGCGCGCGCCGCCCGGGCGTGCGGAGGCGGCGATGCGGGCGGCCAGGTCGGCCGCCGCGGTGTCCAGGGTGCCGACCCGGTCGGCGAGGCCGGCGTCGACCGCGGCCTGTCCGGTGTAGAGGCTCGCCTCGGTGGCCTTCGCGCCCGCCGCGCCGAGCCGCGGCCGGCGCTTGCCGACCGCCTCGGTGAACAGGGCGTAGGTCTGGTCGACCTCGGCCTGCGCGCGGGCGCGCGCGTCGGCGGAGAGCGGGGCGTGGCTGGTGAAGTCGGCCTTGTGGGCCCCGGCGAAGATCGGCGTGTAGACCAGACCGTCCCGCGCGTCCGCGCCGCTCTGGTCGAGGTGCACGGCGATGACGCCGATGCTGCCGACGCTCGCGGTCTGCGTCGCGTAGATCCGCTCGGCGGAGCTGGCCAGCCAGTAGGCGGCCGACGCCGCCATGTCGTTCGCCACCGCGAAGACCGGCTTGCTGTCGCGCGCGGCCAGGATCTCGTCCGCGAGGTCCGCGAGGCCGGCCACCTCGCCGCCGGGCGAGTCCACGTCCAGCAGGATGCCGCTCACGGCGGGATCGGCGACGGCCGAGCGCACCATGGCGCGGACGTCGTCGTAGCTCTGCAGGCCGCTCATGGCGTCCACGCCCGCCGTGCGCCGGACGAGCGTGCCGTGGATCGGGATGACGGCGATCTGGCCCAGGAGGGCGGCGGGCGTCGCGTCCCTCGCGCCCACCGCCGCGGCGAGCGGCTCGAGGGTCTCGCCCCGCAGCTTGGGCAGGATCACGGCCGAGAGGATGATCTCGGCCTTCTCGGGCACGATCGCGAGCGGCGTGCCGAAGCAGCGCGATACGAGGTGCGGCAGGCGCATGGTCGCGCTCCCGTCGGGCTGCTGGTTTCGGGGTGGGCGGAAGCGGCCTAGGCCGGCGTCTGCGTCGGCGTCGGCGCGTCGGCCGACGTCTGCGACGGCTCCTGCGCCGCCTTCTCGTCCTGTTCCTGCTTCTTCGCGGGAGTCTTCTCGCTCACCGGCATGACGGCGAGCGGACGCGGCACCTCGATGCCGAGCCTCTTCTCGCGCGCCTGGTCGGCGGCGATCCGCGCGTCCACCTGCTCGACGTCGTCGCCCTCGGCGTCCACGACGTCGGAGCGCGCCTTCCAGCGCTCGATGACCGCGATCTGCTCGGCCTGGCGGTCCTTCAGCGGATCCACCCAGTCCCACTTCGGCGGGATCCACTTGGTCCGCTGCCAGGAGCGCGGCCGCTGGCGGTAGCCCGGCAGCACGATCGCGCCCGAGATCACCGCCTGGTCCATCCAGGCCTTCAGCACCGGGCGGCAGAACTGGAACACGAGGCACATGTACTGGAGCTGCTCGATCCTGCGCCGGAACTCGACCTGCGACGCCCGCATCGAGCTGTAGTTCGCCTTGCTCACGTCGCCCGTCACGTTGGCGTAGGGAATGCCCATGCCGGCGGCGGCGGCGGTCAGGTTGCGGTACTCGAAGGGCTCGTAGCTGTGTCCGGCCTCGCCCGGGTCGATGACCTGCACGCCCTCGCCCGGCAGCAGCTCGAGCGTGCAGCCCGAGGTGAGCGAGAGGACGCGGTCGCCGTCGTCCGGCTGGTCGGGGTCGCCCGGCACCGGGCCGTCCTCGCCAGGGTTCTTCGTGATCGCGATGCCGAAG